ATCCATCAATGAATTCTATAACACCTGCTGATCCACCAGACACGATTGAAAATCCTTTTAAACGAACTCTAGCACCACCGCCCACAGATTGTGCAGCAGAAGTGGTTGCTCCAACTTTTAAATTAGCTGCAAATTGAGCAGAACTTGTTACAGAGGTTATTGTTTTAAAATATTTAGTACCTGCAACAGCTTCGGCTGAACCCGTTGATGTAATAACTTCTGTTAAAGAATTACCAAAAACATCTGTGCCAACTATAGTATTTGTTTTTGCATTATCGCCAGTGCCAGTTGTTGTAACATTTAAAATTCTAGCACCACCAGATGCAAAAGATGAGTTTGCTATGGTAGCCGCAGTATCTGGTCTAGCTGCGGTAACTATGAAATCATCATCTGCCGCAACCTCGTCACTTATAAAGGCTGGTTTTACATCCGAAATTGTTCCTGCCATTTAAATCTCCTTATAAAAGATGGGGGAAATTAATCCCCCCTTATTAATTCTATTCGTACATAGCTCTGCTTATTGCAGTGTAATGAATATTTACTGCTTCGGCTGCTGCTGCTCCAGCTTCAATTCCAATGTAAGGAATAAAATCAACATCATCAGTTAAGGCTGCTGTTTTTGTAGTCCCTGTTGTAACTGCTGTTCCACCAGTTGAACCAGAAGTGCTTGTCACATTATATTGTTGACCATTAACAAATATAGATGCTTTTCTATCGCTATCAATTTCAATTTTAAAATGATATGGAGTGTTAGCTGCTACTGTAATAGGCAACTGAGAAATGTAATCAGTTCCACCAATACTATGAACAAAGTGCCATTTTGCAAAATCATCAAATGCTTCTGAATTAGTTGCATCTGTTTGATATTTAAAAAATGCTTGGTTAGCATCGGTTGCTACTAATTGATCATTCGTTAGTTTTAATCCTGCCCATACTTTTTGATTGTCAAGTGCAGGTAACATTATAGAACATTCCCAATGTGTAGAATTTTCTGTTCCCCATTGAACACCTGTCCATGCAGATATTGAATCTGTATCACCAGTTCCTGCATTATCAAGATGAGGTGCTAGAATTGCTTGATCTTGGTCAGCACCAGCAGTTGTAAGATTAATTCCTGCGGAAGTTGTAGCAAATGTACTTAATGCTGAAGTCATATTAGTTCCTAAAACTTCAAAATTCTTTTGACCTGCTCTTGCTACTTCAACAGTTGCTGCTTGGTCTAAATTTGCATTAAGTATAGGTCTTTGTAAAAAATACTCTTCTAGGTAATATCTACGAGTATCTTTAAGACCACCTACTTTAGTTCTGTCTTGAATTAAGCCAGTAGTTGTATTTTTACTTACTAACTTAAAATTGTCTTCTGATCGGACTGGACCCGAAAAAGTTGTATTAGCCATTTAAATCTCCTTGTCGTGGCAAATGTCAGTTACACCATGTAACTGTCAAGGTTTAGTTTATTATACACAAAAAAGGGCAGTATGTAACTGCCCTTTTATTTAAATTGTAATAAAGCTTACGCTCCTGGTGAACCAAACACGGCACGAGGATCAGAGAAACCAAAAGAATATCTTTCTCTTGCCTTATATCTCATGTTTCCTGTTTCGAAATCTGGATCCATAGCAGTAGCCATAGCCATTCTCTCAAAATGTTTTAGACCATTTGGAGCATCTGTCTTAATAAAGAAAGCATCTGTGTCAGTTAAGAAGTCATTTACTACATAACCATTTGGTAACATACCAGTTGACTTCAGAGCGTTGACATCGTTGTCTGCTGTTCCTGTTCTTAGATTTGATGCCATCAATCTTTCTGCTACAAATTGTAACTGACGAGGTATAATTAACTTCATGCCTCTTAAAGCAATAATTAATCCACGCTCATCTGTAAAACCTGCAATGCTAATCAATGCATCTTCTAAAGATGTTTCGTTAAGATCTGCTGCCGCAACATTGTCTAAAGTTCCACCATTTGTTAATGGGTGATCTGTTACACATAATGCTTTTCCGTCACCACCTGTTACAGTAGTATCGAATGCATTATTTAATACACCTGCTGCTTTTACTTGCTTAGTATGTGCCATAGATCTTGCAAGTGCTCTTGTATAACGAGAAGAGATTTTGTCATAAAGGTTATCCTCTACGGCTTCTTCTGTTATTGAGAATGCCATTGCAACTGTCTCATGGTTATACCTTGCAGTATAAGCCTCATTTGCATCGTCAAATGTTACTGCGTTACCCTCTGATTTAGTGGGTGCAGCTCCAAATCCACTCAACATTACTTCTTCTTCAAACGCTCTGTCTGATGACTCGGTGTCAAAGATTTCTGCATGTTGACCTTCATACCTATTATACTCCATACCAAAGAGGGCGTTTAAACCCGGCTCTAATTCCTTGGCGAGTTGTGCTCTTGAAATTGCCATAGTTAAGACTCCTTATGATATAGCAGCATCAGCGTCACCACTAGAAGAGGCGTACACATGATTGTTGATTTTAACGATATAAGAGATACCTGCGGCAGAGTGGTCAGCATTTGTCACATCCTCATGAATACCCACAATCATTAGAGGGTTTGAAGGATCTGATGCTTCCGCTGTTGATATATCAATCATAGCACTTGAAAGACCAGTTGTGGTATTTCCAGCTGTAGCTGTAGCTAGTTGTGCTGTTTTAAATATATCTGCTCTTGCAGTTGCCTTATCAGTGTTTGTGCCATCTGATGCAATAATAAATTTTTGCATTGGATTGTCATATATAAAACACTTTATATCGTGGTTAGTATCGGCAGTACCTGACCCTGCCCATGTATTTTTAAAGGTTAATTTACCTGTTGTTGCATCAACGTATTCACAACCACCGAAAACACCTAGGAGTTGTTTACCATCTCCATCGGCACTTGTTATGATTGCTGCGGTCCCACCTGTCAACTCGACTTCAACTGGAGAACCTTGAAAAATCGCTGAAGCATCGCTTTTGATAAAATACTGACTAGTAGAATTGATGCCACCACCAATAACACTAATCGGCTTTAACCCAAACTTTACGTTTACATTAGCCATTTTAAGCTCCTTATTGCTTCATTATAGTTACTCGGTAGGCTTTGGTTTCCCACCGAAAGATACACGACTTTGCCTCTCATTATGGATCGGCATCGAGGGATGTTGTTCCCTCATTAGGTTTTCATCCACGGCTTTCATCTGGTTGCGGGTCTGGTCCCGATAATATTCAGTTCTTTCTTCTACCGTTTCTTCTGGTATTCGAGCAAGCATTAAACCACCTACACCGATTACCCCTGCATTCTTACCCTCTTCAATAATTGGATACATATCTCCTGCTTCTGGATACTCATCCGCTCTTACTGGCTCCCAGCCTTCCCGAAGTCTTGCGTGCATATTCGTTTTATCATCCTCACCTCTTAAATGAGTTCTAATCCAACGATGTTTGTACCCAGCGGGTGCATCTGGCATAGCCAACTTTGATGGGGGTGCCCACGGTTTTCTTCTTGCCGGGGTCTTTGCACGACTTTCATTATCTCGTGTTTTTCTCTTTTCTGCCATGTTTCTACTCCTTCACATATTTAGCATATTCTTCCAGCGGAACATTCAGCCGTTTCGCAATAGCAATCTGCGAAGCAGTCAACTTGACTGTTCTGCGTCCCTTTGGTGATGACGACTTAGAAGCCGTTGTCCCAGCAGAGGCGACTCTGGGACTTGAGGATTTTTTCGGAGCTTCTTGAAACTTATGTGGAAACTCTGATCTAATCCTATTATCTAACTCAGTATAATAGTCATCTGACGTTGCGTCAAACCCCTCTTCCTCAATTAATTGTTTATGTAAACCAAAAGCTGCATATGTCATAGTCTGATCTTGTCCAAACCATGTGTTCTTACTTGCCCACTCTTCAGCTTTGGGGTCTGGTTTAGGTTGTGCTTGAGGTTGTGCTTGAGGTTGTTCAGTTTGAACTGCTTTACCCTCGGCAGCTTTTACTTGCTCTTCTCTTTGAGCTTTTATCTGAGCAAGTCTAGCCTCTTCTAAAGCAATACGAGAAATATTCTGTTGTGCTTCATACATAGCATCAACATCATTTTCTTCTACAGCTTTTCTGTAAGCCTCTTTTGCCGCCAAAGATTGTGACTGTACTCTGGTATCAAACTCACCAACATAAGTTGTATCTAACTTACTTAGCTTTGACTGTAATTCTTCGTTTTGTTTTTTAACAGCTTCGGCATATTCAATTGCAGCCTGTCGCTGTCTTTCTTCCTCTCTAAATTTACTTGTTAATTTAGATATTCTCTTTTTTACAGAATCGGAATAGTTTTCTAATTCATCCGTTTCTTCTTTAGCAGGTTCTTCGACCTCTGCTTTTTCTTCTTCTTTCGTTTCTACTATAGAGGTGTCTTCCGAAGTCTTTTCTTCTGGAAGTTCTATTTCTTGACCCTCTTCCTCAACTTCTTCAACCTTTAATTTTTCTTCTTGCATACTAAGCTCCGTATGATTTGATGTCGTCTGGATCGACAATGGTTGCAATGACTTCATCGTCATTGATTATTCTAACTTCTCCACCCTCTATCTGGAAACGTGAACCAGCGTAACGACCAATACAAACCCAATCGCCTTCCTTACACCAAGCTCCATCCTCTCCAAATTTGTCCACATCTTTATAAGCAAGTGGCCCGACTTTAGCTACATACGCTGTAACTGTCGCTCGTGCTTCTCTTTCTCTTACTGGATCTGGAACATAAACACCACCTTCAGTTTTTTCTTTGCCCATGTAAGGCATAACTAATATTCGCCAACCAGTTGGCTGTGGTATTCTTTCTGTTAGTTTTAATTTTTTTGCTTCTTCTTCGGCTTTTTTCTTAGCGTTCCTTTGTGCAAGAACGTACTCAGGTACTATTAGACTCATCATCCACCTTTTTTAGCAGGGTTTGTATATGTTCCAATGCATAGGTTAGTCCCTGTATCTCACCTACCATTGCTTTATAATGACCAATATCAGACGCACTGCCACTGGTCAAGGAAATACTTATATCATCCACTCTAGTCTGTAAGTCTTTTTTATACTTTTGTAAAAAATCGGTTATGTACATTAATTAATTCTCTAATACAAAGGAGGTAAACTTGGAGCAAAGTTTTTAGCATAATTTGGAACTACAGGTACATAATCTCCTCT